CGCTGGAAAGCGCGTCATGTTATCTAAGGCTTAGCGTTGTGACAGATGCACCCTACCGCCTTGCACCTTGTAAGGCAAGCCCCGCCCGGCACCCCCGCGGCGGGGCTTTACTTTGCCAGCACCACCCGCACCGCCTCGCGCAACTCTGGCATCGTGAAATAATTTTTCACGGTGTCGATGCTGGTAGGGGGCGAGCATTTCCGGGCCACGTCGTTGCGCGTCCAAGAATTGACGCATCCTGACGACGCCCGCGTCAAGGCGACCGCCGCCCGGATTATCACCCCGCGACGGTCGTCCCGCGACATTCTCACTCGTTCAGCCATTGTTCAGACTCCTTTGGGGCATTATTGCCATTTATTGACTGTCGTGTCAAACCCTCATCCGCAGTCTTCGGATATGGCATGGGCGGGTATCTCAGGGCAGACAGTGATGCAGCCTTAAAGCCCTTTCGGCCAATTATCTTTAAATATCTGTGCTTTAGTGGTCGAGGCTGTAAGTAAAACCTGTCACCATATTTTGCACGCATTGCACCGGCTCGATCTGGCGTTCCTCTGAACTCGTCAGCTATTGTTTGGCCATGTAAATGCTCTAGACCCCTAACTTTCCAATCTGTTCTTTTTGCAGACAATCCGCAATATAAAAAATTAGATGCTTGATACACTACGCCAAGATGACCTTGCGAAGTGTCGGCAAAGCTGATCACAATTCTGTTTCCCTCAATCATTTTTAGAGATTTAGACACAAGAAAAGATGCGTCATTTTTCATGTTTGAGTGAAGGCACAAGCGATTTAATTCAATTACATATGCCTTAAATGCTTTTCCGCAAACTCCACTTCTTAGCGGCGCACTGGACGGAGTGCCATATGTGACAACACCCTCTAGTCTGTCGCCGTAAAAAAGACCGAATGACCATGACACGCTTGGCATTCGGCGCGCGTAATGAATATTCATTAGAAATGGTATCGTATCAGCCCGTGTAATTGTTCTGACACTTCTTACCGCGGCAAAATGTGATCGGGGCGCGGGCATCATACCGACACCGACACGCCCAGCGCCTCGGCTTGTGCAAAGATCCAGCGGCCGCATTCAGGCCAACCGTCGCCAGTCAGCGTGTGAGGCGCGTGATGCTGCGCCCACAGATAGGCGTCCAGCCGATCGGCAAATCTCAGACGCTCGTATTCGTCTGGCGTCAGGTCAGGCAACCCCGGCCAGATACGGTCCAGCGCGGCACGCTCTTGCTCGTGGATCACCGTTGCGCCCTTTGTCGTGGATGGCACGTCACCGACCACGGATTCCCCGTCGTCATGCACCAACGCCCAGTGCAGCAGGGCGCGGGACGCATCGGGCCATAGCTTCAGGATCAGGCGCGCCACCCGCCCGCCGTGTCCCGCGAGCGTGTCAACGGTCTGCGCCAGATCGGGATTGGTGTGCCAGCGCCGGACGAAGCTGGCCCGGAATTGCTTGTCGATGGTCATGCTATTTTCTCCCATGGTGCGCGCGCCAGACTGACGCCGTTTACATTGATTGAGGCGCAAACTGACCGCTCCGTTCGGGCCGTGTAGCGCGCGGCGATGTTCGGCCCGAACGACTCCCGGACGATCCGCCTGCGTGCCATTAGCCAGGACAGCGAGCCTTGCGCTGCAGGAACGCCCCCGTTCGCGTGGCTCGGAAAGAGCGCACCTGCCACGTCCCGTACTGTGGCGCCGGGATGCTGCACCACGTAGGCCTGAACCGCATCCGCTACGGGTGATAAGAGTCGTTTCATTGGCGTGTCGCCTCCATAATTGCATCCCTCAATTCCAGCGCCGCCCGCTCGGACAGCCCTTGTGCGCTCATCACGTCCACGCCGAACCGGAAAAGGAACCGGGCCTGCATGGCTGCATCAGAGTCACCCGCGGCCAGGCGCATCCCGCCCCACCGTTGCATCGCATCGGATAGCGACGCCTGAGCCGCTTGGTTCCGGCGGTGTCGCGCCCGGATACCCGCGGCCACGATCGCCGACGCGCCGTAGGGAATGGCAGGCTCAGCCGCTTGGATCTTGTCGGCTCCGGCGCGCAAGGTCGCCAGCAGTTCCAGCGACATTTCCGACAGCACCCCGTCCACCTGATCAGGCGATGACCGCCCGGCCGGCACGTGGGCGGCGCCGCAATAGGGGCATTTGAACACGACCGCCTCATAGGTCAGCAGGCATTCAGGGCAGACCCGGACCGGCACCGCATCGGGGTTGCCATTGGTCTTGCGCGTCTCGTCTTGCCAGAGCGTCCAGGTCCGTGGCGTATCGGGCAGACCATGCTTGGCCGCCATGCGCACCACGTTGCCCACATGGTCGATGATGACCCCGTGCGTCTTGCCTTGGAACGGTCTCAGCGCTCGGCCAAACTGTTGCACGAAAAGCCCGAAGCTGGCAGTGGGGCGGGCCATTATGACCGCCTCGCACGCTGGCACATCGAACCCCTCGCCAAACAGATCGACGTTCGTCAAGATCCGCGTTTCGCCTGTCTCGAACCGCGCAACCTGGTCCATCCGATGCCCGTCATTGTTCGTGCCGTCCAGCGCCGTGGCGGGCACGCCGCGTGCCCTGAATTGCTCCGCGATGTCTTTCGCGTCCTGCACCCCTGACGCAAAGACGATCGCTTGCTTGCCCGGAATGTGGGCCAAATAGCTTTCCACCACGTCGCCGATCATCTCGGCTTTTTGCGCGGCCTTGGCGGAATTTGCCGTGAAATCGCCGGTCTTGCCTATCTGCAAAAGCGCTTCGTCAATGCCGACCTGAGGTGCGAACACGCGATAATCTGCCAGGCTGCCTGCGTTGATCAAGTCCCGCATACCAGGCCCTTGGACCAATTCGTGAAACAACCCGCCCTGGTCCGCGTGAAGCGATTTGTCATCGCCCCGGCACGCCGTCGCCGTGACACCGAGGCCCTTGGCGTTTGGGAACAACGCGGCGGCAATTCCCCACTTGTTGTCCTGTCTAGCATGATGACAGTTATGCACAATCACGCCGTTGGCGGTGTAGGTGTGGACGCCATCCACTTCGATATTGTAGACATGACCATCTCCGGGGATTCGAGGATCGCCGCGTTTGAGAACCGAAATACCGACCACCCTTTGCTGCGCAAGAAATCGTCCTTCCGTTTGTCCGACGCTCGCCGGTCCAGTGCCGAATGGCTCGGCCCGTCCGCTTCTATCGCAATTTTCATTGTCGGATGCGCACAGTCGATCTTGTAATGACCCGGCTTTCCTGACGCTTTTGAAAAGCCTGTTGCCACTGACTTCTGGTTCACAAAGCCGATCGGGCCAAACATCTGTGCCAATTTTGTTTCGGCCATCGTTGGGGGCGCGCCGTTCCCGCCTCTGACCTTCGGCATGTGCCCTATTTCCCGAAGCGTTTCCGCCATCTTTTCCCGTGACGCCTCGTGCCTCATTGGATTGTTTTCGGTCATGCGCTTTGACGCATGGTTCAAGTTGGTTTTGGTCATCGTTTCTGAGGAAACTTTCCGGGCGTGTTCCAGACCGCATGTTTCTGTGCAGTATGCCCTGCCAGTCTGCCGATACCTCGCCATTAAACTGGCGCTCCTGCTCACCGGCGTTCCGCATGTGTGGCAAAGCAACGTCTTTTTCGGCGCCCTGACTCTCGCGTCGTCCCTGTTCGCATATCCGCACTGTGGTGTGCAGAATATGTTTCCCGTTTTCCTCCAACGGTATCGCTGCGCCTCGTTGGTGGTTTCGACCAACAGCCCGCACTGTGTGCAAGGTGTCGCTGTAAAGGGTGTCGTCATTGGTCAATTCTCCTGCTGTAACCCACCCCCGCTGTGTCCAGAAAGGATGCCCTTTTGTTACATACAACACATGGTGCGACGTGGCAACCCTTACCATCATTTCAGGCATTTTATTCTTGAACGTTCTCACCACGGCACGGCGAACAAGATCACCGGAACGTTCGTCAAACGCTGTCACAATGTCGCCAACCTTGAGATGCTCAATAGGTTCGTTGTCCACAAGCGTTCCGGCCACAAAGCATTCGTCCAGCGTCCAGCGCCGGATCGAGTTGGCCCATGCGTCGCCCGGCTTGAACCTTCGGATCAACGTATCAACACCAGCCACGCTCACCGCGGCGCGAGGGTCGTAAAAATTGCGCCCCGTGGCCGCGATGTGCAGCCGAATGCAAAAGTTGATCACCGACTGAGGCGCGATGATGTTGTGGTAGGTTCCCATCGTCGCATAGGTCTTGCTGATCTGGCCGACCAATTCCTGACGATGAACAATGGTGCAGGACCGCTCGCCATCAGCGTTCAGCGCGGCAAACGCCACGGTTTTCCCGGCGCCGGTCGGCATGACGGCCAGCACGTTGCGCGCCCCGCCCGCCCACTTGGCCCGGATGTCGTCGATCAGTTGCGTTTGATACGGCCGAAGCGTGAGGGTCATTTCACCCCCAGCGCCGTCTTGAGGCCATTGTCCGCGCCAGTGACGCCATATGCCACCAAGTGCCGCCTTGCGATGGCGTTATACCTGACATCACAAACGAGGGTGCGGACTGTTTCAACCTGCGCTTCAGCCAATTTCAGGGTGTCATACGGTCCTGCCAGAAAATAGACGCGCGGCCCATCAATGGCGGTGACGTAAAATTTGCGGGGTGCTGGGGGCATATGATTCATGCGCTAAATTTAGCCTGCGCCACGCCCCCGCGTCAAGGTAATAATAGCTATTTACAACCGGCCCGGCGCGGGCTATTAACAGATAATATCAACCCGCACCGGAGACGAAAATGCAAATCACCTTTGACCCCCACAACGTCCAGGAATGCGCTACGATCGCCCGCCTGCTCGGAACCACCGCTGCCCCCGCCCCGGTTGAGAAGGCGCCCACCCCGGTGCAGCCCGACACGCCTCCTGCCCCTGAGCCTGTCACGGTGCAGCCCGACACGCCTCCTGCCCCTGAGCCTGTCACGGCTGGCGCCTTGGACTGTCACGGCATGGCGCATGATGATGCGATTCACAGCACCCCGGCCAGCTTCAACGCTGACGGATCGTATCGGGCGCGGCGCGGGCAGAAAGAGGCGTATGACGCCGCGGTTGCCGCAGCGAAGGGCGCTGCGCCTGAGACGGCCCCCGTCTGCGTGATGCCCACGCCGATCCCGGCCGCACCGGCCCCTGCCACGCCGCCCGAGCCGATCGAGTATAAGGCGATGGCGGAACGGTTTGTCGCCAAAATGCAAGACCCCAACGGGCTGCCGGCCGATTACGAGACGATCTATGCGGCGCTTGGCATCAGCTACGACGACCTCGACACGAACCAGACCAACATCGCCCGCCTGAGCGCCTATATGGACGCGGTGGATGAGGGCGACGACCATGATCAATGCGTCCGGCACGCCATGAGCGCCGACTGAGACGCACCGGGCGGGCTGTTGCGGCCCGCCCTTCACACATGACAGGGGATAAACGACCATGACCGACATCGGGTCACGACAGTGGAACGACAGTGCTGAAATGAGCGAATGGGATTTTATGGCAAGGGTCATGCGTGAAGCCAAAGACCTTTTGCCCATGAATTTTTCACCCTTGGGTGTGGCGATCGACATTGCCGATGCGCGGGCCAAGTCGGGATGGCGGACTGTGCCTGACGATGACTTTGCGCCCGATCAGACGGCAGAGATTGCGCGGTTGCGCCGGTGTCTCTCGGACCTGGTTGAGTTGCATGGCGGCGTGACGCTCACTTGGCTTGAATCTCAGCGCCGGATTGACTCCGCCCGCAAGACACTGGATGGCAAGCCATGACCGAAATCCAGACCCGGCCCAGCGCGGCGCATCGCTGGACAAAATGCTCCGCGGCGCCGTTGTTCGCCAGCCACGCCGGGCCACAGCCGTCCAGTGATGCCGCGCGGGAGGGCACCTGCGCGGCATGGGTCGCCGAGTTGATGCTGACCGATCGGCCTGTGGAGATCGGCATGACGCACGAAAACGGGTGGGAAGCCGACGCCGCCATGATTGACCACATGCGGGAATATGCCGAGATTTGCCGCGCGGATGGCGGCGAATTGTGGGTCGAAACACTGGTCGAGTTGAGGCGTCATATCGCCGGAACGCCCGACTGCGTGACGCTGGCAGACGGCGTGCTGACCGTGCGCGATCTGAAATATGGGTTTCGGCTTGTGGCGCCAGACAGCCCGCAACTGATCATCTACGCCGCGGCCATTTTGAATGCGCCGCCCAAGCGAATCCACACGATCCGCACCGAAATCTACCAGCCGCGCGGGTTTCATCAGGACGGTGAGCGCCGGTGGATCGATTGGACGCCTGATCAAATCCGCGACAAAGCCGAGTGGATCACCCAGCGCGCGGATGAGTGCTACAAACCCGACCCGATCGCCACGCCTGGCGCGCATTGCCTGTATTGTGACGGGGCGTCAGGCTGCGTGGCGCTGCAACAGAGCACCGTCACCGCGCTGGCCATTGCCGAGATGACCGGCCACCGCGATCGGTCGCCTGAAGAGATGTCACAATCGCTGCACTTCTACCGCAACGCGCTGGAAATCATCACAGCAGCGGCCAAGGCCACCGAGGTTGAGGCCGAGGCGCGGGCCAAGCGTGGCGAGCGCCTGCCGGGCTGGGGATTGATGCCCCGGCAGGGCAACACCCGCGTGAAATTCCCCCCCGCGATCATCAAGGCGCTGACCGGAAAGGACGCGACCAAGACCGTGCCGATGGGGATTGCCGACCTGAAACTTGCAGGGTTGACCGCCGTGCAATTATCCGTTATTACCGAAAGGCCAAGCACGGGGCACAAGCTGGCCCCGATGGATCAAGACGCCCTAGCCCGGCAACTCAACAGGGGGAAAACAGGATGAGCGGAGCCGGACACAATTCGATTGCAGGGGAGGAAATCCTGCAAGTTATTGAGCGCATTGAGCGACTTGAGAAAGAAAAGTCCGAAGTCGCCGATCTGGTCAAGGAGGTTTATGCCGAAGCCAAAGGGCGAGGCTATGACGCCAAGATCCTGCGCAAGCTGATCAGCGAACGCAGACGCGCCGCTGAGGATGTGGCCGAAGAGGCCGCCATTCTCGATCTATACCGGGAAGCGATCAAAATGCCGACCGGACCCCGCCACCCAACCAATGACGGAGACCACTAATGTCACGCCACACAGAATACGGAAATTCCCCGGTCGGCCGCCTTATCTCAGGCGATCCGTGGACCAAGCAGACCACCGACCAGAACAACCGCCCGATCCCCGAGGAAAAGCAGTCATACTGGTTTGCCGTGGCGATCGAAAAGAACGCCCCCGGCATGAACGAAATGCTCGGTTTGATGTTCAAGGCCGCTCAGGCCGGATACGCCAACGCCCCGCACATCATGGCGCAGATCAACGCGGGACTGGCCGCCGCGGCATTTTCCTGGAAAGTGGTTGACGGCGACGAAATGCGCGCCAACCCGACGAGCGGCCAGCAGGAATTGCGCTGGAAGCACGGGGCAGGGTGCTGGATCGCAAAGTTTTCGACCACGCTGCCGATCGCGTCGGCAAAATACCACGGCGCCGTCCCGACCTACTGCGACCCGTCCGAGATCAAGCGCGGCTATTACGTCACCGTCCCGTTCTCGACCTCAGCCAACGGGAATCAAGACCATACGGCGGGGGTTTATTTGAACCCTCAGACGATCTGTCTGGTTGGCTACGGTCCTGAGATCGTCGGCGGCCCGACGCTGGAACAGCAGCTTGGCGCCGGTCCGGGCGCTTACATGCCCGCAGGCATGACCAAGACGCCACAGGCTCCGGGCGGCGCTCCTCAGCCCGCACACACCGCACCGGTCCCGGCACAGGGCGGCATGCCGGGCGGAGCCGGTGTTGTGGGCCGTATGGGCTATCAGCAACCGCAGACCGGCCCGGCCCCCACGCATGGCGGCATGCCTGGGGGTGCGCCTCAGCAGCCGCAGTATAGTGGCTACATGAACGCATCGGCCCCTGCGCAACACCAGCCCGGCCCGGCACAGGGCGGCATGCCCGGCGCGGGCGGGCGGGCACGTCAGGACTTGGACGACGAAATTCCGTTCTGATACGGATCAGCAGGCGGGCTGTCATGGCCCGCCCTGCGGGTGGCGGCATGCCCGGCGCGTAACGCGTCACAGAGGTTTGCTGCGCGGCAACTCTCCCAAGACGGATAGACAAAGCAATGCCTGACTGATCCGCGCTATGAATGGCTCAAGCCACCATGACAAAAGGTAGAACCGCAAATCCTGACGGGTGGCAGGCGGTGACAGGAGGGAGAGACCCCACACATCAGCAGGGAGACCGGCGCATGACCACATTTCAACCATGCGACCGAGTGCGCCACAACCCGACCGGCGAGGAATGGACGCTGGCCGTGGTCTACGGCTCCTATGTGACGCCTTTCGGGTCAGGTTACGGGCGCCTCGCCGCCGACTGCACGCTGATCGCGCGGGACGACGCATGCACGTGCACCACATCGGCCGAACAGGACGCATGCACTAAATGCTGTGACGCGGTGTTGCTGTGACACAGTGGAACGATTTTGCCTACGATTTGGAATGCTATCCGAACGTGTTCAGCGCCGTGATCGTTCACGCTGCCATCGGCACCGAATGGATATTTGAGGTATCCGATCGGGTGGACCAGTCCCGTCAGTTGCTCAATTTTATTCATGCGCTCGGTCAGTATCCCGGCAATCGAATGGTGGGCTATAACAACATCGGCTATGATTACCCGCTACTGCACGCCCTTTTGCGCCATGACTCCTTTACCGCCGCTGACGCCTATCAAATATCCATGGGCATCATTGAAACGCCTTGGAACGATCGGTTCCGCAATACCGTCTGGGCGTCTGACATGATCGTGCCGCAAGTCGATCTGTTCAAGGTTCACCATTTCGACAACCAAGCGCGGTTGACCAGCCTCAAACAAATCGAAATTGCCCTTCAGCTTGCGCACGTTGCGGATTTGCCATTCCCGCCCGGCACGGTCCTGACGCCCGACCAGATCCCCCAGTTGCTCGGATACAACCGGCACGACGTGGCCGCCACCCTGCAATTCTACCAGCAGTCCGCGGCTGCGCTGGCGTTTCGGGATGAGATGTCGGCCGCACTGGACGCGGACCTGACCAACGCCAGCGACAGCAGCATAGGCTCAAAAGTTTTCATCTCGCGCCTGAACGCGGCCCAGCCCGGCATATGCGGCAAGTCTGGATCGTGGCGGCAAACGCCCCGCGCGCGCATCCCGCTGGCCGATTGCATTTTCCCGTATGTGCAATTCCAGACGCCCGAGTTCAACACCGTGCTGGCCTATTTGCGCGGCAAGACAATCACCCGCACCAAGGGCGCGTTCGATGACCTGACGGCCACCTGCCACGGCCTGACGTTTTTGTTTGGCACCGGAGGTATCCACGGCGCTCAGGACGGCACCACCTGGCGCAGCACGCCCGATCGCGTGGTGCAGGGCCGGGACGTGCGCAGCTATTATCCCAACCTAGCCATCGCCAATCGCGTCTATCCGGCGCATCTGAGCGACGTGTTTTGCGATATTTACAAGCAAGTTTACGACCAGCGGATCAGCCTGCCCAAGAGCGATCCGCGCAACAAGGCGCTGAAGCTGGCGCTGAACGCGACCTACGGCAACAGCAACAGCACGTTCAGCCCGTTCTACGATCCGCAATACACCATGACGATCACTATCAATGGTCAGTTGTTGCTTTGCATGTTGGCCGAACGGCTGGCCGCTATCCCATCGCTTGAATTGGTACAGGTCAACACTGACGGGGTGGAATATATCGTTGACCGTGACAGGCTGGCGGAGTGCGACGCGGTGTCGTCTGAATGGGAAAAGCTGACCGGGCTGGAACTGGAGTCTGATGATTATGCCAGCTTCCACCAGCGGGACGTAAATTCTTATTTGTGTATTGATGCGCGCGGGACCGTAAAATGCAAAGGCGCGTTTGAATATCAGCACGGTTTGGGCTACGGCGACGGCTGGCACAAAAACCAATCGTGCAAGATCGTGGCCATGGCGGCTGAAGCGTATCTGGTCCGCGGCGTGGCGGTGGCTGACACCGTGGAGGCCTGCACCGACGCTTATGCGTTCATGCACACGCTCAAAATCCAGCGGTCCGACCGGGTGATGCTGGGCGGCGTGCTGTCCGACTATGACTGCCAGCGGACGCCACCAGACGCCAAGGGACGACCATTCAAGCGCAAGGTGCATTCCGGCGGCGTCGCACAGCAGCGGACCGGCCGCTACTACGTCACTCACACGGGCGGCGCAACACTGTGGAAGATCATGGCGCCGCTGGTCAAATTGCCAGAACACGAGCGGCCCCGGACGATTGAAAAGGACCACGGCGTGAGGATGTGCAATGATCTGCATCATTTTGATTGGGCGTTGCTGGACCGGGGCTTTTATGCGCGGGCCGCTTGGGATCTGGTTCTCAGCACCGGCGGGTGACCACCCGCCGGGACCGGAAGAACCACCCAACACAGCCAACGTGCATTATTTTTCGCATCGGCGCAATAGGGCTTGACCGGGCTGGGAATAACTGGCAATAATGGGCCATAGAGACACACCGGCAAGGAGCGAACGACATGCCGACACCCAACCAGATTACCGCCTGCGCCACGTCTAGCCGTCAGGGCGTCTACCGGCCTGAGATCCACGTTTACGACGCGGCCCCGCACCCGAGCTATGGTCTCCTGCCGCGCAGATTTTACTTCAAAGGGCGCACGCGCATCCGAGCGGACGCATTGGCAACCGCGCGCTCTTGGATCGCTAAGGCCCGAGGCATGGCCCCCGACGAGGCTCGGGCGTTCTTTGCCGCCAACTCAATCTCTGTCTGACCGCCAGACATTCACAAAGGAGCAACCGACATGACCATGACCAACGCCACCCATATCGTTGAGTGCGAGGGGCCTTCGGACGCGGGAGGCAAGGCGCGCCACCCGAGCCTTTCGCTCCATTATTCTTATGACGCAGCCGAGTTCTTCATTAACTCCAGGCTCGCGCTTGGTGCCGATATTCCGCTCAGGTATAAGCACATTTGGGGGATTCGCGCTGTTGGGGCACAGGCTGGCGATTGGCTGTTTCGGGCGGCTGGATGACCAGCAATCGCCCGATCCGGGCTTTATGGGAAGGTAACGCTATGTCTAATTATAATCTCGACACCTCGGCCAGCCGAAACCAAGTTGCCGCCGCGCTCACGAACGATCCCCAGCACCTCGCCTATATCCTCGGACGTGTGGCGGCGCACCTGACCGACCGCACTGCTGAGCAGATTATCGCCGGGATTGACGGCATCGAAGACGCAAACAAAGCCGCGCTAGTGGAATTTTGCCGCGATGTTGCAAATCACTACGACTGGCAGCGCACGCCATGACGATCAGTAAATTCCGGGGCAAACTTTACGCCCTCGCCAAGATCCTCGGTGATGTGCAGGCCCTGACGCATAAAAACCCCGGCAAGGCCATCCCCAAGCGGATCGGACGGCGTATCGCCGGTAAGATCATGGGTCGCCTGATGGGCAAACTGTTTCGACCGACCCGCTAACCCGAAAGGAAACGCTATGACCATTGAAATTTTGAGAAAGCCTCGCGTGCTGGAATTGATCGGCATGAAGGGCACATGGCTGGACGAAGCCGTCAAACGTGGCGACTTCCCCGCCCCTGTGAGGCTGGGGGCGCGCGCTGTCGGGTGGCGTCGCGCCGACGTGGATACGTGGATGGAATCTCTCACCGCCTGACACACTCGGGCGGGCGCTTAACAGCCCCGCCCACCACACAGCAACCAGGAGCAACCCACATGAAAACCATCACACCCACCCCGACGCCGACCACGTTCTTCCTTCCCGCCGATGACCTGCGCGCGGCGTTCCAATGCGCCGGGACCGATCAGGCCAAGTATTATCTCTGCGGCGTGCTCATCGAGGCCGAGACGCTGGTTGGGCTGGACGGCCACCAGATGCTCACGATCAGGCTGCCCGGCGGCCACAACGTCGGCACCGAATGTTTCACCCAGGGGATGGACGATCCGCAGATGCCCGGCGCCACCGGCGCGCCTGAGCGGGCTGCGTTCATCCTGTCCTGTGACGCAGCGGACAAGGCGTTCAAGGCCAAGACGCCCGCTGGAGACCTTTGGGTTTACGGCGACACCAAGACCGGCATCATGCAATTCGTGCAAAATATCGGCGACGGGGGCGAAATGATCCGTGTCGGCGTGCTGGAATTTGAGGTGATCAACGGCACATTCCCGGACTGGCGGCGCGTGGTTGCCAAGGGGGAGGGCGGCGCCGCCAGCCTGTGTTACAACCCCGCCGTGCTGGCCAAGCTGGTCAAGGCTGGCGACGTGATTGGAAAGGGCCTTCCGATCCGCTTGACCGGCGGCGAGGGTCCAGACGATCCGATCCGTGTGGATTTTGCAGCGTCTGACCGCCTGCGCGGAACGCTTGCGCCGGTGCGGTGGGCGCGCTCATGACCCTCGCAGATTGGCAAGCGCGGTGGGGACGTCACATCCCCGCTCAGGCGCTTGCCGAACTGTCGGCGGCCCTGAACCCTGCCATGCCCGCCATCGCCCCCACGGCCCGCCACAGTGAGGCCGCGGGGGCGGCACAGATTCGTTTGGCCGCGGGCCGGGCTGGCGTGCCGATTTGGCGAAATAATAACGGCGGCTGCACCGATCAGACTGGCCGCCTGATCCGGTTCGGCCTGGGCAATGAATCGCCCGCGCTGAACGCCCGCTGGAAATCCTCGGACCTGATCGGGCTGTTGCCCGTGGTGGTGCAGCCATCGCATGTCGGCCGGACGCTCGGTGTGTTTCTGGCGATCGAGACGAAAAACCCCGGCTGGCACCTAACCGCCGGTGACAAGCGCGGCCAGGCTCAGGCGGCGTTTATCCAATCCGTCCGGGCGTTTGGCGGCGTTGGCGGATTTTGCTGCACGGCTGACGATTTTGCAAAATTACTGCTTGACCGGTCAGGCAATTAATGGCAATAATGGGCCATAGAGACACACCGGCAAGGAACCACTCGATGACCCTCACCAAGCGCGAGCAAGACGCCTTCAACCTGATCTCCGCCGGTGCGCGGGTTGTCGGGGTCAACGATTTTGACCGCTACGGGCGCACGATGGTCCGGTTCGGCCTGATCTCCGATGGTGCCCCGGCAAACAAGCGCAGCATGATCCGCGGGTTCGGACCTCAGACCGTTTTTGGGCTGGTTGCCAAGGGCGCGATCCGCGATCCCCGCCTGCCCGATCTGCCCGACAGTTCGCCGGCGACGGACGCCGCGAACGCCTCGCTTGACGCGCTGAATGGGTGTCTGGATTTTGTCCGGGATAACGGCGGGACCGACGCTGAAATCGCGGTCCTCACAGCGCATATCAGCAAAGCGCTGACAGCGTGCGAGGAAGCCTACGATGCGCTTGACGCAGCCAACGCCGCCGCTCTGGCGGCACCCATCCACGTGGCCCCCTACGCTCGCGGCTGATCAACCAACATTAGGAGTCACAGACCATGCACGGAACCGAAAAACAGATCATCTGGGCCGAGGAAATCAAAGCGGCTTCAGTAGATGCTTGGCAGGAAATTGCAGCCGCGAACCACGCCCAGACGCTCAAATCTCAGGCCCGCGCTGCAAGCCGCCCGGACAGCCAGCGCGCCGATGATAACGCCGCCGCAGACGCAGAGGCTGATGCCGGGTTTGTGGCGCTCGTTGCTACGGCTCTGAACGTGACCGACGCGGTGGAGTGGATTGACGGCCGCGCATTCGGCAATATCGCAAACCCCCAGCGCGTCGGTTACCGCGTCAACCGCGCGCACCATATGCGCGAAATTGTCGAGCAGATGGTTTCTGACTACCGCAACGCGAAATAAGGAGACACACCATGGCACGTTTGACCAATATCGGCATCTCATCGGCAGAGGTGGCGCGCGCGCTTAAAGATGACGAGGTTTGGGCGGAAGCCATGTTACGCGAATGGCAGAGCGACTGCGCTCCGGGTGATTTTTTCCATATCGATGCGCTCTACCGCGCGCGCTGGCCCGATGCGTCAGGTGCCGTGCCGATGCTCACCGCCCTGAAAAATGCGCGCTGGGCAGCATTCAGATGCAATTACATGGGCAAACCGCGTCAGCTTCGCCCGCTGCGCGCGTGGTGGGGCGCCACCGGCGCGCATCCTGAGCCGTGCTGGTTGCTGGACTGCATTGACTTCGACGCGCCTGGCGCGCTGACGAAATCCTTCGCCTGCCACCATTTTGATACGGAGACGTTCAGCCTCTACGACGATCGGCCCGAGCCGCCAATGACGCGGAGGTGGAAATGAGCCGCAACACACCCGGCCCGACCGAAATTCAGGTTCGAGCCATGGCCGCGATTCTGGCACACCCTCAAGTTTGGCAATTAAAGCACGCGGAGTTGTTTGCCATCGCTGACGCCGCGACAAATGGTGAGGCGCTGCGCGGGCGCGTCTTGGGCACTATGGAAAAGATCAGGACCGAACGTAGACTAATGGGGGCTGACAACACCCCAGGGGGAACCGAGATTCACCAAATTGCAATGGGTGCGATACTGTATCACCCACAAGTCTGGTTTATGGGATACGAGCAACTGCACGAAATTGCGAACGAAGCCACCAACCACGGGGCGAAGCGGTGGCGAGTTAAGGGCACGGTTAATGCCATGAGGCGCGAGCGTGGCCTTGAACCGCTGGCGAAGGGAACGTGATGACCGACCAAGACACCGAAGGCCGCGCCCTGTCTCCGGCAATGCGGCGCACGATTGAAAAATTCCGCGCTCACGTTGCGGAGCGCGGACGTGAGCGCGTCCGCGCCCTTCAATGAAAAAACCCCCGGCGCACTGGGGATGCGCCGGGGGTTAGTCGAACAGGACGGGAGATAACCGCCCGCCTAAGATGCACAGCGCGCGGCCCGTTTTCAATCGCTATCCAGGATGACCAGTATCGGCAGGCATTGCTCGCGGGCGGTCGGCATGTCCTCGCCTGCCAATGCACCGGCGCATGGCCCGACAAACGGCATGGTGGCGTCAATCACCGCCGCCGCGGTTCCGGTCTGCAATGGCGCGCAGCCGCTCAATCCGATCAGCGTCAGTGCCGCCAATCCCAAGATCCGCATTGTCGATTTCCTTTCGCTTGCTGACGTATCGGCGCGCTTCATCGTTCTCCGCCTCGGTGATGGCGTCACGAGCCGCGTCGCGCCGCGCCACGGCGAGGATGCCCAGAAAAGCGAAGGCCGCCAGTATCCAGCGCGCCGGACGGCTGGACAGGAGCAGGGCGATCATGTCGCCCACCCGCGACGCTTGGCCAGCGCATAGACGCTCTCGACCGCTGCGCCCAATGCGAGCGACAGCGCCATCACAGCGTCAGGGTTGAGCGCCAGCGCCTCGCCCGCCTCAGACCCTGCAAGATAACCGATGCCATAGCGCAGAATGATCCGCGCGAACGGTGCGATGTTTTTCATGGTCGATCGCCTTTGATGAGGGAGGCCAGCAGTCCAACGATGGTCGCCCACAGGCCTGATGTTGGCGCGGCGCTGGGCGCCACCTCAAGGGCGCTCGGTCGCCAGCCCGCCACCTCAAGGGCCGCGGCAAACGCCAGATGATGCTCCCGCACTCTGCCATCCGAGCCGTCCGAACCATTCACGATCCGGCGCGGATGGCTGCGGGGCGGGTTGCACAGATCGATCGGAAAATCATAGTCGGCCAATTTTTTGCCGGTGAACATTCCGCCGGCCATGCCTTCGACCGCGATCCTGGCCGACACGTCCAACTTCAGCGCGTCGTCAAAATTGGTGATGCCGAACTTTGCGTAATTGCCCTGATAGGTGATCTGGATCTGGCCGCGCCCGAACGCACCGCCGCGCCAGTATGGCGATTTGACCCATGGCAGTTTGCCAGCGGCAAAGGCCCGGTCCAGCCTGCGGATCACATCAGCATCGGTCGGGTGCTTGTCTTTGTGCCAAGGAAAAACCGTTTCCTTGATCGGATACATGCCGCGGCCGGTCTCGTGGTAGACCTGCGCCAGCACGTTGGCCATGTGATGCAGCGGCAAAGCGTGGCCCGCATCAATCAAGGCTTCCACGCCGTCCCGCTGCCGTTGCGTCAGGCTAGTCCCAAATAGGGACGAACTGCGGGCGCGCAGGACGGAAAAGAACGTCTCGCGGATCATGGCACGCCCTGCACTGTAACGCTTGGCGGGGTGCTGTTCATGCTCGCAATGTCAATTCCAAACACCGCGAGCATCAGGACCGCCGCAACGCCGATGAAAAATGATTGGGCCATTAGTCGCCTCCCGTGAAAGTTATTTTGCCAGCAAGAAGATTGATCAGCGCGGCGATTATGACAAAAAGAATGGCCCACACTCGTTTGTTTATTGCGTCGTGTGACGCTTCATTCTTGACAATACGCGCCTCAAGAGACCTCAGCTTCTCTTCGGCGCTTCCACGCCACCGCTCAAGGTCGTCGCTCATCCCACCACCGCGCGCATAGTCGTGCGGCGCGCATGATCGCCCGAATTACGAGATAACCGAGCGTGAATTCCGCGATGACAAGCAGCACCATTGCGCCCCACGCCCACGACGGCATGGAGTCGAACACGCTGAACAGCGTTTGCTTCACGTCGAGATTGGGCGGCAAAATGCCAGTCAATGCCTGCCCTCCCAACCCACGATGCGCCTAGAGGTGCGAATAGCACGGCCACGCAGGCCCGCGCATACCCCAGACAGGTGATGGCGGCGCGGTTCATGCCCGCACCTGCGCCGCAGCGATGAACAGGGCGTCCATCTGCTCGTCGGTGTAATTCAACAGGTGGCCAAAGAATGCGATATTTTCGCTGGTGCGGAACCAGTCGGCCGCGTTGTCGATCACGATCCGCTCCTGCCACGTTGCCGTCTCGCGGTAGGTCAGGATCTTGCCCCACTCGGTCTCACCCAGCGTGAGGATGCCCTGCATGGGCGATATGGTAGGCATGGCTGCGCGGACCTTGGCGGGGTCGGGCCGCCCGATCTTGATAATCATGCGCCCACTCCATCGGTCAGGTCCACTTCGTCAACGGTCCAGAAATCGCGCCATTGCCGATCGGTCGGGATTTCGGAGGCGTCTACGATCTTGTAGGGCCGCTTCGAAGTGACGTGGTTGCCTGTGGGGTATTCGTCCCCTACGTTATATCCTGATCCGTCCCATAGGCCGGGGCGTTCATCAAGATCATCTTGAGTGAGAATACCCACGCCGGTCTGGACAAATACAGTTTTGTCAGGCACGTCTTTTGCCGCGATCTCTTGGATCGTCAGACCACAATCGGCTGGAATGACGATCGCAACACCGCCGGTGTCGTTCTGGTAGATGATGCGCTGGTTCATGGGGTTTCCTTTCAGCGGAAGATTGCGACAGAAACCCTATCATTGTCTCTGCGAGTTCCGTCGCTGTCTGAAGTGATGAATGTAGCGTATCCTGAGTTACTCTCTTGGCACACAACTTGACCGCCTGAGTTACCAACGGATTCATCGGACGTTCCAACAGAGCAATAGTTGGCATCAGTCATGTCAGTCGTAAAGTTTACAACATACCCTCCGACAAGTGTATCCACAACGCTTGACACATTACCGCTGCCTATAATTGCGACAGTTCCCGTGCCGTTAAAGCTCACCCACGCGCGACATGCAAACAAGGGCGCGGTGCCAGGAGCGTCGATTGCTTTGACTCCTAGCGTGACCCGCTGCGCCGCCGCGTCTGCATCGTCCAGCAAGGCCCACCCAGCCGCCGTCACATCGGCAAACTCCACCCCGTCGCCAGCCGCGTTGACCCGCACCGCGTCCAACTCTCTGCCGGTCAGTGATGGCAGGTTTGCGGCCACCAGCGCAGCCGCCGTGTCACTGGCAAACGTGCCAAACGCCACAAGGTCCGGCGCGAATTGGAGCGCCTGCCAGTCTAGAAAGGCATCGACGTTCGTGTCGAACGCGGTCTGAGACTGCCCCTTGTCCGGGATGGTTCCGGCAAATTGTCTGATGACTGGCGCGGTCATAGCGTTTCCACTTCGAGTTGAACTTTTGTCATTCCGCGGACCTCACTGACCGTTTGGCACGAACTGACAAAACCATAGGCCAAAAACTCTTGGTTGTCATCAGGCCCGGCAAAGACCGCCGCAACCCCGTCCAGATCGTCAATTCTGCGCCAGAACGCGTCGGCTGTGTATCCGTCGAGATGCACCTTATAGCCGACCCGCGATGCAGGCGTGCGGCGCAACAGGGATGTGAGCGTGCCTTCGGTTTTCTTGACGGACCGGCTGCGCAGCCCCCGCGTGGAGGCGACCTCGACGGTGCCGTATTCATCCGCAATGCCCATCGCAATCGTGCTGACCGCCGCGGTTGATCCCGTGTTGGTGAGCGTTACCACCACCGTTGCGCCGATCGGGATGTTCAATTCAAACGTGACGAAAGCGCGCTCAAGCGATTGCGGCGCAAAAAACCATCGCCAAAATGATCCATCGTATTGCGTGGCGTCCGGCACATTATAGGTCACGTCTGCCACATCGCCGGTGGTGTTCAGCGTCCCAACGATTCTGACCTGGGTGGCGCGCAGCCCGAAGAACGCCATCGCTGAGAGGCGTGGTAGGCCGGTCAGTGTGTAGGTGATGCTGTCTGCGCGGCTCGTGATTGTGTCGATCACCCTGAATTTATCGGCCCCGAATTGCAGGTCGAACGCTGCATATCGGTTGGCCGGTCCAGCGTCGAACCACTGCGTCGATGCGGCAAGGCCAGGCTCTTCCGTGGTGCTGG